AACCCGCCGAGCCAGCCGACGAAGAAGGCGAGGCGGGCGAGGGCGACGAGGGTGAGGCTGAATCGGAGCCTGACGACGGCGCCGCGCCCAAGGCCGGGCGGCGGCAGGGGCGAATCGAGCGGCTGAACGCGCGGCTGGCGCAGGAGCGCGAAGCGCGCGAGCGCGCCGAGGCCGAGGCCAGAGCGGCGCGCACACCGGCAGCGCCCACGCGCAACGAGGCCGAGGAAGAGGCCGAGATGCAGCGCCGCGAGGAAGCGGCGGGGCTCAAGTACGAGCAGCGTTTGTACAACGCGGCGCAGCGCCTGCAGCAGCGTTCGCAGCAGCGCCAGCAACAGGTGGAAAGCGTGCTGGCCGACAAGCTCGACGCCATCGAGTTTGCGACCGAGTGCCAAGGCAACGAACTGGCGCAGAAGCACCGCGATGAAGTGGAGAAGCGATTGACCACCATGCGCAACGCGGGCCGCAATGCCCCGCGCATGGGACTGCTGGCGCTCATTCTCGGCGAGCAAGTGATCAAGCAGTCGAAGGGCAAGCCGAGCAAGCGCAAGGAAGAAGCAGAAGCACGCATCACGCAGCGCCGTGGCGAGCCTCCGGGCAACCGCAGCGATGCCAGCAACCGGGGAGCGCGCCGCGACGACGCTAAGGCGCGTGAGAAGCGGCTACTCGGTCAACGCATTTGACGGGTCGATTGTCGGCTCGTCTTTTATAGGGGAGTCGAGAGCGTATGAGCCGCATCCTTCTGCAACTGCTTGCACCGTTCCTGCCCGGCGGGTTCTTCGCGCCGGGTCTGGTCAATCAGCAAGCCTCCTTCGCAGCCGATGTCAGCAACTACATTGCCGACAAGACGCTGCCACTGGCGCGGCGGCAGCTGATTGCCTATCAGTTCGGCGATCCGCTCGACTTGCCCGCGCATTCGGGCCTGACCTACACCGCCTCGCGCTACGAGCGTCTGCCGCTGCCGTTCCAGCCGCTGACCGAAGGTGTAGCCCCGCCCGGATCGGCGATGACGTTGCAGCAGGTGCAGGCGACCGCGCAGCAGTGGGGCGACCGCGTGATCATCACCGACGTGGCCGATCTGACCATCAAGCACCCGCTGTTCAAAAAAGCGGTGGAACTGGTGGGCATGCAGCTGCCCGAAACCCTGGAGCGCAACACCTTCACGACCCTGCAGTCGGGCGTGCAGGTCAATTTCGCCAACGGGCGTGCCACACGCGGCGCACTCACCGCGACCGACGTGCTCACGCCTTTGGAAGTCTCGCGCGTGGTGGGCTCGCTCACGACCTACGGCGCCCCGCGCTTCATGGGCGACGAGCGCGAGGACATGAAGATCGACGCCGACCGCTCGCCCAACCGGGGCAGCAATTCGCCTGCGGTCATGGAGCACTACGTCGCGCTGGTGCATCCGCTGGTGTCGCAGGACTTGCGCCAGAACGCATCGGTGGTGCAGGCGTGGGCCTTCAGCGATGTCAACCGGCTCTACAACAACGAGCTTGGCGCGTGGGGCGGGGTGCGCTTCTGCTCGTCCAACATGATCCCCTATTGGGTGGGCGTGGCGGCAGTGAGCGGCACGGCCTCGGCCACCGGCGGCTCGCTCGCCACCTCGGCCACCTACAACATTCAGGTCACCGGCGCACCGGCGCAGACCTCGGTCGAGCAGCGCATCTATGCCGCCTCGGGCAGCATCTCGGTCACCGGCCCGACCGGCTCGATTGCGGTCACTACGCCCAACGTGCCGGGCTACGTGTTCAACATCTACGTGAGCAGCACGGCCACCATCTCCAACCTCGGCTTGACCGCGCTGGGCCCGACCTCCGGCCCGCTCGCAGGCAACGCCGTGCAGCTGCCGCCCAACACCAGCGTGGTCATCACCGGCATCGGCGCGGCGCAGACCCCGCCGCAGGCACCAACGGCAGGGGTCACCGTGTTCCCGACCTACTTCATCGGGCGCGGGGCCTACGGTCAGGTCACCTTGGCCGACGCCGAGTTCCACTACCTGACCGGCGCGGACAAATCCGATCCGAACAACCAGACGCGGGTGGTGAGTTGGAAGGTGTTTTACGGCTCGATCTTCTTGAACCAAGGATTCATGGCGCGCGTGGAATCGGCTAGCGCCTTCGCGGCTGGCTACACGAGCGGCACCGTTTCCTAACTAGACCTCCCTCTCTTGCTCGGGGTCAACGCGCAAGAGTGTTACCGGGGGCTTAATGGCCCCCGTTTTTTTTGAAAGGTGCTTGTGATGACAGACAAGAAACTCACGTTGAATGCCGATCTGGACCTGCCTGCCGAGATACGCGAGAAGCTGGCGAACTACGAGAAGATGGAGGCACGCGCGCAGCGTGCGGACGCCATCGAGGCCGAGCGTAACAAGCTGAAGCAGCTGCTCTCGGAGAAGGTGAGCCCGCACCTGGACATGGTGAGCCTCGATGACAATGGCAAGCCAAGCTACAAGCACATGATCGACCTGCCGCCGGTGGGCGGCTTCTCGATCCGCATCAACGGCGTGGACTTCTTTCACGGTCAGGTGTACGACCTGGACGAGGACATGATGAGGTGCATCATGGACATCGAGTACCGCTGCTGGCAGCACGAACGCTCGATTCGCGGCAGCAACGAGAACGCCTACCGGCGTCAGTTCAACAACACGCTGGGCCCCAACGGCGTGATCAACACGCGCCGCAGTCTGATGGGCTAAAGGAGAATATGACACATGGATGAAGCCGCGCGTGACCCGCTCGTCGCCAACGGATTCCAGATTCAAAGCGGCGCGGGGCAGGGCCGCAACATCAGCATCACGGGCGTGTTCCTCACCAGCGATTCGCTGGCCGAGAAAAACCGCAAGTTCGATGAGGCGATGACGATCATCAACCGCCAGCGCGTGCGTCAGGAAGTGCCGCTGCTGGAGGAGCAGCTGGACAATCAGGTGCGCCAACTCGATCACGCGCTGAACGAGGAGCAGCGCCTGCGCGATGTGGTCGCGGCCACCAAGCAGTCCGATGCCAAGAGCAAGCGGCAGGCGGAACTGAACGCGGCGAGCAACGCGGTGGAGTCGTTGAAGAAGAGCATCAAGGAGGGCCAGGAGCGCCTTGCCGAGATGCGTGAGGAAGGCGGTTTTGACAGCGGAGACAACGGCACATGATGACGGCCAACCAGATTTGCGCGCTCGCGCGGCAGGTGTCCAAGGCACCGGCGGCTTACTCGCAGCAGAGCCAGCAGATGATGCAACTGGTGCTCGATGACCTGTCGATCAACCGCAACCTGCGGGTGAATCTGGTGACCAGCACGCTCAATGTGCCCGCCAACGTCAACGGGCCCATTGCGCTGCCGGTCAACTGCCAGCGCGTGTACGACCTGTTCTACACCGTGAACGGCATTCCGCACGAGATCACGCCGATTGATTGGGACTTGTACGACTCGCTAATCGTTTCGCCGCAAGTGACCAATTATCCGTACAACTTCGCGGTGGACGTGAGCCCGACGCAGGCCGATGGCGTGGCGCCCAACATCTGGATTTATCCGCTGTCCACCACACCGCTGCCCTGCCAGCTGCGCTACTTCAAGAAGCAGGCGACACTCGTGGACTTCAACGTGGTGCCGTGGTTTCTGGATCAGGACTACCTGCTGCACGCGGTATCCACGCAGCTGATGAAGATCACCAACGATGATCGCTGGCCCGCCTTTGTCTCCAGCGGCGAGGAGATGCTGCGAAAGCATCTGATCATGGAGGGCAACCGGCTCAACGTGCCGATCCGCGTCAAGCTCGATCCGACCTTGTACCGCCCGCACTCCAGCCTGCGCCCGACCAAGCTGACGGACTGACATGCTGCGCAACGCCCATCCCGTCCCGTTCATCGCCCGAGGGGTGGCGGACGGTTTCGAGCAGACCAACACGTTCCCCGGCGCGTGCCGCCTGATGCGTAATTTCATCTTCGATCAGGCCAATCCGAACGTGGCGGTGGCGCGTCCCGGCTGCACGCTGCTGATCGACTTCGGCACCGAGCCGAGCTTCATCGATCCGACATGGTTGCCGGTCCACATCACGGTGGGCACGCGCATCTACGGCATGGTGTCCACTTCGACCTTCGGCGCGTTCGATGAGCCGTTTTGCTACGACACGCTGGACAACGTATTCATTCCGGTGACGGGCGCTGGCGCGCTCAACCTGCCCCTCACGCAGGCCACGGTGGGCCAGTGGAATCCGCCGACGATGGCGCAAGTCGGGCCCTACATCCTGATCACGCATCCGGGCTACGACGGCACACCGGGCAAGTTCATCGGCTACATCGACGTCAACATTCCGCTCGCGCCCATCTACGACTGCGCGGACACGGCGCTGACTGGCTTCGCGGACGTGCCAACGGCGGTGGTCAACTACAACAATCGCGCCTACTACGCGGTCAACAACGCCATCGAGTTCAGCGACGTTCTGCTCCCGCTCCAGCGCACCGCCGGTCCCCCGATCCAAGTGCTCACCTTCGGCGACGACACGCCGATCAGCGCCTTGGCCCCCTTGGCGATGGGCACCAGCGTGCAGGGCGTGCTGGGCGCGCTGATCGTGTTCAAGGCATCGGTTGAGTCCACTGCCGGTTCCAAGATGTCGATGTGGCAAGTGACCGGCGATATCGACACGCTCCCGCAAAGCAACCTGCTCGTGCAGCAGCTGGCCGAGAACGTGGGCACGTTCGCGCCGCGCTCGTGCTGGAACACGCCAGAGGGCTTGAAGTTCATGGGCGCGGACGGGGTCTACGTCGTCAACGTGGCGGGCATGGTCATCCCGCTCAACAATCGGCGCGGCGATCCCGACGGCCTGCCCGACTTGCGCCTGCCCTTCGCGGAGGCCACACCCGCGCAGCAGTCGCGCGCAGCCGGGTGCTACAACGCGGGCGTGTACCGCATCAGCCTGGACACGGTCATCAACGGCATCGCGCAGGATGGCTTGGACTTCTGGTTCGATGAACGCTACCGGCGCTGGAACGGGCCGCACACCTTCCGCTACGACTGCGCCTCGCCGCTGGGCAAGCAGTTCGTGCTGTCCTCTTCCACGCATGGCGCGGTCTTGTTCCTGTCCTCGCCCACGCAGCAATCGGCGCAATCGGTCTACACCGACAACGGCGTGGTCTATGAATGCTTCATGCAAGGCTCGCTCATGAGCGATCAGGGCGACATGAACATGAACACCATCGTGGAAACCACGATGGAGTTGGGGCGCTCCTCGCAGTCCTCGCAGTACATCATCCAGGCGCAGGACGAGTTCGGCGCGTCGCTGAACGAGGCCACCATCACGATCCTGAACGTGGGCGCGCTGTGGGGCTCGGTGACGTGGGGCGAGTTCGAATGGGCGGCATCGAGCTACATCAGCCAGATTCTCAACGTGCCGTGGACCGAGCCGATCATCTTCAAGCGCATCCAGTTTCAAGTGCGCTGCACGGCCCAAGGCGGGGTCGCGCTCGGGCGCACATGGGTGCGCTACCAGCAACTCGGGTACATGAACACTCAACAGGTGGCCTAAGACATGGCAATCATCGGCGCGCTGCCCATCACGCTGACCAACGGCACGGTGGCCGACGCAACGCAGGTCATGCAGGACTTCTCGTTCATCGTCAGTCAGGTGAACAACAACGGGGCGGAACTGTCGCTGACCCCGCAGCTGAATGTCGCCAACGTGTTCACGCAGCCGCAGACGGCATTGCCTGCGACCACGCGGGCGCATCTGCCGCGCGCGAGCCAAGTGCAGGACGGGGCGTTCAACTATCTGACCGGGGTGGCGGGCACCAACGCCGTCACCGGCAATGCCGCGATCTCGCCGGGCGCCTACATCATCGGGGCCGCGTTCTGGTTCATCCCGGCAGCGACCAACACGGGCGCGACCACCTTGAGCATCAACGGGCTGGGCGCGCAGGCCGTGCAGGTCAGCGGCAACGGCTGCACCGGCGGGGAGCTTCGCGCGGGCAAGCCGGTGGGCGTGTTCTGGAGCGGGGCGGCGTTTCAGATCGTGCATGGCTGCTGGGGCGGGGGCAGGCCGCTCGCGAGCTACGTGCAGATCGCCGGGGCCACCACACCGGCGGATGTGCTGCTGTGTTTCGGTCAGTCGATTGCGACAGCGGGTGCGGGTGCCGATCTGTTCGCGCGCATCGGCTACACCTACGGCGGGGCCGGGGCTAGCTTCACGCTGCCCGATTGCCGTGGCCGCACGGTCGTGGGCAAGGACGACATGGGCGGGGGTGCGGCGGGCCGCGTCACCGCCGGGGTGAGCGGGGTCAACGGCGCGGCGCTCGGTGGGGCGGGCGGGGACCAGCAGGCGCAGACGCATACGCACACGTTCACCGCTTCAGCTTCCCCTAGCGGCTCGCACAGTCACACGACAAACATTCAGTCGTTCAGCAGCGGGTTTAATGCCCAATCTGTCACGCTGCAGCCGGCTCAATTCGGAGCCCCAGCCAGCTTCACATCAAGCACCCAACCCGATCACACCCACACCATCAGCGCGAGCGGCGGGACCGCGTTGTCGGGCGTGGCGCAGAACATGCAGCCCTCGATCATCGCCAACACCGGGATCGTGTGGTGAGCGTGTTCGCCAAGAAAAACGTCTGTCCGTTCGTCTCGCGCGAGTGCGTGGGCGAGAAGTGCCACGCCTGGATGAAGTTCGTCACGACCAACCAGATCACCGGACAAAGCGAGGAGCACGAAGCCTGCGGCATGACGCAGCAGACGCACCTGCTGGTGGAGATGATCCAGTTGTTGCGCCAGCAGCAGGGCCAGACGCAGCAGTTGTCGGGCGCGCTGCACCAGCAGGCCACGGCAATGCAAAGCTACCTGCAGCACGAGCGCGAGCGTTCGATAGACAACATGAGGCAGATCGATGCAGTCGTTGTTCCACCGAACGGGCACACTGGCCGTTGAGCCGGAGCGCCCCGGCGAGCGCGAGCCCGACATCGAGTTTCGCGAGGCCGACAACGTGTTCGTCAAGGTCAACACGTTCCTGACGCAGCGCCCCTCGGTGCGCGAGATGCACAAGCACGCGTACTCGCATGTGAGCGTGTTCCTGGGACGTTTCCGGGTTTTCCTGGGCGATGCTGACGGCATACCGTTCGCCGCGCCCTACGTCGATGTCGGCGGGCCCGGCCAGCCGCAGAGCCTGACCATCGAGGCCGGGCGCTATCACCGCATCATGTGCCTGTCGCCGGGCGGCAAGCTGATGTGTATCTGGAACGGCGATCATTGGGACGAGGAGGTCAAGACGCATGGACTCGATTAATCCGCTGGTGCGGCTGGTGTGCTGGCTGCACGGTTTCCTGCAGCCGCATTGGGTGGGCCTCGCGCTGGGCGCGGTGAGCGCGGTCGGCGGGATCATGGATGCGTTCGGCAGCGATGATGAGGGCGGGGGCAGCGACACCGGCGCATTGAACAAGTGGCACCTGCTGGAGCAAGACAATGCTTGGCGGCAGGCCAATGCCAAGAACAGGGACTACACCAACGCGCTGGCCGCCTTCTCCGGGGGGCAGGCGCGCAGCCTCTACGATCAAGGCATGGGCCTCAACTGGCAACCGTACATGCACGCGAACCAGCAGGCGGGCGACATGTATAGCGGGCTCGCGCCGCTGTACACGCAGTACGGCGACCGCTTCGCAGGCTTGGGCGATACCATCTGGC